AGAACAGCCACACGTTCCAATATACCTCCAACCCGCACCTATTAAATAGTCCCTTACTTCTGTTAATGTCATAAGTCAGCAACTACGGTTAATATTCTATTCATTCCTGCGAGTGCAAAGATATAAATAAATACTATGCAAATATCTAAGTGTAAATAATTTCTAAACACAAACAAGAAAAGTAAGCCATGAACAGATGCCATACAGGTAACACACCCGATAACAGGTTTAAATAGATAGTTAGCTATTCTATGCTCTGGCTTCCATAACTTGAATGCAGGGTAAGGGTTTAGCTTTTCAAATATCATACCGTCCTGAAACGATTGATAAAGCCCTACGATGTAAAGCGAATTAATAATCAGTGCTATCAGATACTCCATGTTTTGGTAGTCTTAAAATGTTTTTATAAAGGTTATTAATCAGGTAGCGTAAAGTGTCTAAAGCATCTGTGTTTCGTTTGTCATTCGCACGGTCTTTAATCAGCTTATTATTAGCGTCCACCTCACAATAAGTCAAGTCGTATATCAGCGGTGCGCAATGTTGATTATCTATCTTAATATCACGGGTTTGTAAAACAGCGTTTACCACTACTCTATTCTCTACTAATGACGGATTAATAGTCGGTACTTTTATTTGCCCGTCCGTTAATTGTAGCTGTTGTTTAATTACTTTGTAGTAGTTTAGTTGGTCGTTTACTAAGGCTGATGTCGCTCTACCTGTTGCATCACCTGTTACGATTACCAAAGCACCTGGAAAGGTTGCCATTATCACATCACACAACTCATAAATATTAGAGTTTTCCAACTTTATAGAACGTAAGCAGTAGGTTGTTTCATTATAGTATTGAGCAGCTAAACAGCTAATTGGATTTACGTTAAAGTCAAAAGAAAGGTAAAGCGGCTGGTCTGGGTTGAATGTTAGCGGTACTTTAGAAACGTGCTTTTCAGCATCAAAAGCGTAGGCAAATTTACCTGACTTATCCTCAACACCCCATTGTCCTAAACAATAGATTTGATAATACAGCGGGTTGGTTAATTTTAGCCCCTCCAACGTGCTTTTATCCTGTTCTGATAGATAGTGATTGTGTTGGTAGTTTGAACGTATAACGGTCTTATTCGGGAAGCCTGACCCCTCAACTAACTTACTTTTTAACCAGTGGTTTTCACTTATCGGATTGAATGAAAGTATGTATTGAATGTAGTTATCCTTTTCGCCCCTTATCCTGAGTAGTAATTGACTAAAATCGTCAAAGGTTAATTCTGTCGCTTCTTCAATCCACATTGACGTTATACCCTGTACCGACTTTATCTTTTCAGGTTCATCTAATCCTTTGCAGATTATTTCATTGCCGGTTGGCTTGTGTAGAAACGTCTTATCGGTCTTATTGATGTCGAACTCATTGTAAACGTCAAACTCATTTATAACGTCCTTAAGCAACTGAAATACACTATCTTTTAATGTGTTACCAACTTTGCGAATAACTAAAAAGCGATGCCCAGTTTCTGTTAAGCACCTTAGTATTACTTTCTGTGCAGCAAAGTAGCTTTTGCCTGACGAAGCCGAGCCAAACAGTATAAGAATAAGTGAACTATCTGATATAGCAGGCTCATAAATGTCGTTATAGTATAGCTGTTTACTTTCTGCCACCTGCCTTGTTTAAAACAAATACACGCACAGGTTCGCCCGTTTTAACGTCTATCTTTTGCGGTGCGTAATCCCCTCCCATCTTATTCAGTTCAGCGATAGCACCTTTAATGTCGTTAAAGTTTGGTTTTGACTTAATTTTTTTCGGAACTCCCTTGTCAAAGAATACGGTTTCAATTTCCTTTTCGCCCCTTGCTATTTCAGAAAGTGTAACCAGCCTTTCAACTGGTGTCATTATCTTCGATTTAAGGGCTTCAATATCCTTTTCAATACCTTTCTCCGCTTCTTGCTTTATACGCTCGCTCTCGCTGTCAAATTGCGCACGGGCTATCTTTAAACGGTTGTCAAATGTTCGGGTGGTGTCCTTTTTGAAAACTTTTGAAAACTGTTGAAGAATTTCGGCACGTTCCTGCCCTTTCCTTAATCGGTCAAGTATGTAATCGCATTGCTTCTTTTGGTCGGCCTTCATGCTGCAACTTTTGTTTTGAGCGAGGAGGTCGGTGTAACCGCCATTTCCTGACTGGATGTCAAGCTGCTTTTATTTAGCACACCCTCGCGTTTAATCTTTTTTCCTTTATACATTCCTGCTCCCATTTCATCTATTTTGCTAAATGGAAGTATTGGAATAGTTATTTTACAAGTTTTATCTATTAAATAAACATATTTTAATTGAAATCCAATTAAAACTTCACCATTTACTTCATTAACATATTTTTTAAAATCATATTTCCCACCTGTTAAATCATAATAACTACGATTGTTTAATTCTGGTCTTTTTTGTGTTGGGTTGCTTTCTAATGTCATTTTATGTATTACGCTACCATCATTTAAACGACAAGTATTTGTATTTTGGTTAATACCTGTTAAAACAAATCCACTTGCCCTATATATTGTACCATCACCACATTGCGTTCCATCACTAAATGATAATATCCATTTTATTTGTGGTGCATTTTTTTTAATTAGTTTAATGCTAATTGCGATACAACGACTTTCACTATATTTTGGCAAATACTCATCAAATGCCATTCTATTTAGTTCAAGCATATCATTCCAACCTGTATTTTCAACTAATGGTAATATTTTTCGTTTATCCAATGGACTACCATAACTCAATACTCCGTGCAATTTACCATCTAAAAAACAGCCAAAATGTAAATTACTATTTTGTACTACCTTACCAGAATAATGGTTTAATTTAACAAACTCATTAGCAATCTTGCTCGGTATGACCTTTACGATTATTTCCTTTGCCCTGCCCATGATGCTACAATTAAATAAAGTGCATTACCGTTGCTGTTTTCATTACCCATTGTTTCTGCATACTTGTATTCCTCTGTTCCCTTTATATCATCAATAGCGTTTTTTATTACCGTTGCCTGTTCATCTGCTAAAGTGAATGTCATTTGTTGAAATGGTGCTTTATCTCCGTCAGGCAAAGTGAAGTCAGTTCCGAAACTATCTTTCGTTCCTGTTTCAACACCCCAATCAACTGCCACCGCTTCCGTTAATTCAGCAATGATTAACTCCGCATCCATCGTAATATTCTTACTCGCTGCCATGTTATCAGCTAAAGCCATTTCCCTGCCCTGTGGTGTGTCGAGGTCTATGTCGGTGCGCTTTACAGCTACAAGGGTATTGCCATCGGTTTCAACAACTATTATCTTTTCGCCTCCACCTTCGGCAAACTTCTGCGTTGACTTGTTTCCCGCAATGATCCGGTTATTTTTATCAAGTAGTATTGAACGACCGGCTCCGAACTTACTAAAGGACTTTTCAATTAGCCCCTCACCAAAGGGGTTACCCTTGTTAAAGTTCTTATCGTCTGGTATTAGTTCTGAAACTTTTGTAGGTGTTTTACTCTTTGCCATATTTTGTTTTAAAAAGCAAGGGCAGAACTTTCATCCCGCCCTCGCCTAACCACTCCATGAAAACCGATGCAAGTTTACTAAATGTTTTTTAATTGTGCAAATTTATTTTTAAGTATGTGTTTCTCTAAATCAGCAAACGAAGGTATTATTATCTGTCCGCCCTCATGTAAAGGCTCAATGGTTTCAGCTTTGAATGTTTCACCGTTGTAAGTGCCGGTTACTTTTAACTCGTTTCCGTTGTAGTTGGTTTCTATTGTGTAGGGGGTGCTGTCAAACATGATGCTTTTTTTTAGTACGTATTTTAGTTGTAAGTTTTCTCTTAAAATACAATCTTCACAATCTTTATTCATAATGTTATTAGTTAATGTTTACTTGCTTACTGAGAGATTTTCCGTTAGATGTAAAGTGTGAACCCCTAAAAAGCATAGCTAATTAGCAGTCCACTACTTTAGCTGTTCATCTTGCTTGACCGAGCCGATTACCGCCTTTAGTTAATTAAGTGAACGCACCGCCCTTAATCCTGCAAACATCATTCGAGAGTAGTGCCTCCCTGTAACCCTGCGCTCCTTTGCTTTGTGTCCGCGCTGCGATTTGGTTACTCCCTTAGTATCGCAAATAAAGTACCGTGCTAATGTCTATTACTTACCGCCCACGTTACTCTTTAAATGCAAAAACCCTACGGTATTATCGCAGGGTTTTAGGGTGTAGGGTAATTGCTTTTCCCGATGTTTAGTCGGTTTATTTTTTAATGCTTTTTTGTAAGTAAAGACCTTGCGAGAACTTTAATCACGCCACAAAGATAAAACAATTATTTCATTCTGCAAAATTATTTTTCAAAATCTTTTTCGTGCTGACTTTCAAAGAGTTGTAATTTATTTTACTATCCAATGTAATTTGTATTACAAGTTGTATTACATTTGTCCCGTCAAACAAACACTAACAAACACAAACAATATGAAAACAAAATTAGAACAGCAAAAACCAATTTTTTGGAAAGGCAAACTTTGTAAACTTGTTAAATGGGAAACCATGAACTTGGGCGGTAAGCTGGAAGTTAAAATAAACAAGTCATTAATCGAAGTAGATATTGACGAACTAACCAACTAACAACTATATGTCAAACATAAAAGGAAAGCCAACAAAAATCTACACCATCAGATTTGATGAAGCAAGATTAATACGTTTAAAGAAACGTCACGGAGTTAAACTCTACAACTATCTGAAAGAGCAGATGGATAAAATTCACGACACTAAACGAATACCAGAAACCGATAATAATTAAAGCAATGCAAGGAGTAAAAGAAATACACAATTTTATACAACGCGATAACTATTGCGTGTATGGTTTAATATGCCCCGTTGATTTATCTATAAAATACATTGGTTGTACTACATTTCTTTCTTCAAGAATTGCGATGCACTATGGCACACAAAATAAAAAGAAAACAAGAAAGCAGGACTGGATTAATTTTTTAAAAGAAAACAACCTAAGATTTATACCTGTAATATTTAAGGGCTTTGAAGATAGAGATGAGGCTTGGGAATACGAAAGGGCTTTAATTATAAAGCATAGCGACAAACTATTAAATCAAGAAGTTATATCAAAACAATTAAACACAAATAGCCATGCCAACTAATCTATCCTTCATAATTAACAACGAACCCCGCATAAACACCGGCTGTAAGTTCTCGAATTTAAAACCCCTCTTAGAGTTGCAGACACTTTCAACAGGCGGAAGTATAAGAACAGCGAAAGGCTTAAGAAAAGCGTTACGTGCGTTAAACAGAAGTATAATTTTAAACTAAACACTAACATAAAAACTAAACAAAATGAAAGCAAATTTTAAAACAATTACACCTGATATAGCAAAATTATATCTACAAAAAAACACTAAAAATAGAACTGTTACAAAGTCAAGAGTGGACGCGTATTGCGAAGAAATGAAATCCGGCAACTGGGTATGTAACGGTGACACTATCAGCTTTGATATTAATGGAAATTTAATAAACGGGCAGCACAGGTTGCTCGCTATAATTAAAAGTGATAAGCCTATTGATATTCTTGTTGTTGAGGGGTTGCCGCTTGAAGCATTTACAACTATTGATACTGGAAAGATGCGTAACGCTAAAGACGTATTCAATATTGAAGGGGTGCAAAATTCTGTAAGAATATCCAGTGGTATAAATAGATATTTATCTCTTAGTTCCTCGCAAAATATAAAAAACGCAAGAGTAGTAAACAATATTACCAATGCAATGATATTAGAAGAATATAATTCTAATAAAGATTTATACATAAGATTGCAGGCTGACGGGGCTACATATTATAGAGCCGCACACCGCATTATTACTGTTAGTGATTACATTGCATTTTACAGGTACTTTCAATTAAAATATTCATCTGATATTATTTTATCATTTTTTGATGCTTTAATTAATCGCGAGGGTGTTTGTGAACTACTATACAATAGGCTGCTTACTAACATTATTTCCAATAGAAAAATAAATGCAAGCGACAAATACGCATTAATAATAAAAGCGTTTAATTTCTTTGTAAATAAAAAGCAAGTCAAAGTATTAAAGTTTCAACCTGACGAGCAATTCCCTAAAATCTGAACTAATGGAAATCTCTAACATAACAGACCCGCGCTATTTATCGGACGCACCGAAAGAACCTGAAGTATTTGAATGTGGACTATGTGCTGAAAAATATCCTCACAGATTAGATACATGGAATACTGCTTGGGGTGTTTACACGGTTTGCGCTTCATGCTTTGATGAACACACTAAAGAGGGAACTCACATACTAATTGAACTAATAAAAACAAAATGAACAACGAAAAAATAGAAGACATATTACTTCGCGCTGAAAAAGAAATTAGCGAGGCTTTAAATAGTAGAGTTTACCTGTATATTAGAGTTGAACGGTTGGGGCTTGCGCTAACTCCAAACCAAATACTAAACAATGTTTCACTTGTTACAGGGGTAGATGTTAAAGATATAATTTCGCGAAAGCGGGACAGGCATATAATGGATGCCAGAACTATTGCATCATACCTAATCTACAAAACAGGACTAACACTAAAGCAAACGGCTGAATTAGTTGGGTGCGTAAACCATACAACAGTTCTGCACTTGGTTAAGAAGTGTAAAAACATGAAAGGCTCTGAAACATTTAGTAAGCACCTTGAAACTTTAAAAGCGTCAATGTAATAATAATTTGAAATAATTTGCATAATCAAAACTAATAACTATCTTTACACCCTAAACTAAAAAAAACAACATGAAAACAGAACTTGAATTATTAAAAGAATGGATTACAGAAGAGCGCGAAATCTACAACAACTCATACTTTGAAAGTGATGAAAAGAAATTAGAAGCCATTGAAAGGCAACTGACTTTGAATGAAGTGATGCTGCAAATAGCAATCTTTGAACAGCTAACAACGGACGCTGTAATTGAAAGTTTCGGCAAGAAAAACACGATGCCTGACTATATGCTAATCAGTGATGAACAGCGCAAACTATTTGACGAAGTATTTGAAAATCGCACCGCTAAATAAACTATCTTTAACACTAAACAAATAAATAAAATGGAAACAAAACTAAACACAGGGGCTATCTTTAAAAACGATAAGAAAGCAAGCGACAAACACCCCGACTATCGCGGAAAAATTAATGTAGATGGCAAGGACAAAGAGATTAGCCTTTGGCTCAACACATCTGAGAAAGGAACTAAATACTTTTCTGTAAAGATTTCAGAAGTATGGAAACCTAAAGAGGGCAGCGCAGGAACTACCGCAAACCCCGTACTTGCACCGAATAACAACTTTGAAAACGATAATTCATCACTCCCATTTTAACTAACAAGGGCGCAACAGGTCGGGGTGTTTTTAAGGTCACTACCTTCCTGCTGCCAACCCTTTAAAACCAAACCAACATGAAACAAATAGCAACAGCCTTAGTAAAGGCACAAATGGAAATGGACACCGCCACAAAAGGTTCTAAAAACCCGTTCTTTAAAAGTTCTTACGCGGACTTAAACGCAATCCGTGAGGCTTGTATTCCTGCTCTTAATAAACACGGTATTGTAGTATTGCAGCCAACTGTTCATATTGACGGTAAAAACTTCGTTAAAACACTTTTACTACATGAAAGCGGTGAACAGATTGAAGGGCTAACTGAAATCATTTACAATAAGGCAAACGATGCACAGGCGCAAGGTTCTGGTATTACTTACGCAAGACGTTACGGTTTGCAATCATTGTGTAATGTAGGGGCAGAAGATGACGATGGAAACCATGCAAGCGCACCCGCGAAAGCTGAAAAACCAAAGCCCGCTTTCACTATTGAAAAGTTTCAGGCAGCGTTAGACAAAGGTTTTGACATTGCGAAGATTAAAGAAACGCACTATGTTGCAGCGGATATTGAGGCTAAGTATTTACTATTTTCTAAAGCAGCGAAATAATGGAAGCAGAAGC